GGGGGACATCTTTAGTTGTCTTTCAACATTGTAGTTCGGGGATCCCAGTGAGCGATCATTGGAAATTATGGTTTAACTAAGGAGGTGTCCGTAGATGGATGCTATGAAACGATCTGAGCAATCAGATGATTATGTTTTCATTCCTAAGAATTTCAGGAATGTGCATAGAGGAGAACGGTTAGATTTACCGACTAAGATCAAGAATACCATAAAGTCTTTTGAGACCGGTTTGAGCTGTTTAGACCCAGCAGATAAGTGGGAACTTCAAAAGGTAAGGGAGGTAATTAACCGCGCAATAGAAAGGTTCCTAACGTCATTTAAACGGGAGGTAGGACTTTTGAAAGACTCTCAGATCGAGAGTTATGAGAAAGCTGCTAAGGATCGTTTTAAGAACTTAGGGATCATGATGCACAAGTTACAGACAGCTGAACCTGGGGATATTATGATATACGTCTTCGGGGGAAATAATGTAATAGAGATTCCAAATATTCGATATTTGAAGAAGGGTTCGGAGTTATTGTTTATCAAAGATAACGATGAGTTCGAGGAGATTCTTGAGTTTGACAAGGAGCCGAAATTGTATAGCATCTTATACAGGGCTATGATTAGTGTATTAGGTGAATTTTACTTACCTATCAAAATTGCTCAACCTAAGAAAGCCTTAGTTGTTCTCCAGATGGCCCAGTTTTTATTAACTGCGGGCAACATTTTTACAGCACTTAGGTCTCCTAAGTGTCTCGCCGATAAGAGAGAAAAAGAAATTTTTCTCTCGCTTCAGGTTCCTAGTGTTGATTTACCTAGGGGGTTCGTTGAAGAATTTGAGTTATTCAAATCTGAACTTGAGGAAGGTAAGTTGCCTTACATTCGGGAATTTAGCAGGGCCCTTAGGGCCGTGACAGAAGGTTCATTAAAGTTTGTGGACTCTGATTATTACGGTTCAACTAAGAGTTCTACCTCTTATTCGGAAGATTTCGGAAGATTACCTGCTGCGCTGGCATCCGCCTTCGAGATTGATGTGATAAAAGAATTATCCATTGAGTTTGATGAGATCACTGGTTACACCAGCTCTTATAAGGAGGAGAGCCCGGGTTGCGAAACCCTGGCAGGGAAGACTTTAACAATTGAACAAAACCAACTGAAATTGAGAGCGATACATGCATTCTGTAATGCAGTGCAAGATAGGATGAACCTCATTGAGAGAGTTCTGAGCGGTGTTACACAGAAGTTACCTTCCGATTGTACCAAGAATCAACGCCTAGGTGTGCAGGCTGCGATGTTGTGGACTTCTCGTATCTACAGAGAGTCAAAAGATAATCCAACAATTGCTTGTATGGATCTAAGTAATGCTACGGATAATCTGAATCCAGAATTCCAGCGGTTAGTGTTAGAACTTATATTACCTAAGCCTATGGTTGATTGGTGGATGAGAATCGCTTCTCTCACAAAACAGTTTCAATTCAAGAGTTTTAAGAACTTAAATTACGATCAGGTGAAGGGTCAGCCGCAAGGCTTACTTTCGTCTTTTTCTGCGTTCGCGTTAGCGCACCATGTAGTTATGCTCCTTATGATGAGAAGGGCAGGATTAGTTCATAACTTGGCTTCCCAAGTATATCGGATATTGGGAGATGATTGTATCATCAACTCAGTAAACGGGGGCATCAATGGAAATATCATTGTGCAAAAGTATACCTCTATAGCTTCTATAGTAGGTTGGGAAGTAGATTTGAATAAGTCTCATATAACTTATTTTGAGGATGATTATGCCTTCGGCGAGTTTGCGAAGGTAACAGTGTTAGATGGTGTTATG